GTGAAGAAGTTAGTGTCGATACCACATATTCAAATATTAAAGCACCAGTAGAATTTGTTCAATCTACAGAAGATGATGGTAGAGAAAGAAGAGAAGCAAAGATATATATAACACCTGATTTGATTGGTAATAATCAGCCTAGTTTTGAAGATGAAGTTACATTAACTTATGCTGGATCTACAAGAGTAGGACAGATAGTTAATATAGATACAAGACAGGGTGGACAGACTTATCTGTTTACATTATTGGTGAGGTTCTGATGGCTAAAGATTTTTCTAAAAGTAATGTTAAAGGTGAATTAAAAGATCAACTTAATAGAGATTTAAATATTTTTGTAAGACAAGCATTAGTTAAATTATCACGAGAACAAGATCCTTATAGTCCTATTGATACAGGATTTTTTGCTTCAAGTTGGAAAGCTGGTAGAACAAGACCAAGACCACAAGATGCAAGAGAAAGTTTTGCTCCTTGGAGTAATATTAAACCCACAAGAAAGGGGCAGAAATCTTCTGAAGCGAGAATCGAACCCAGATTTATAGATAAAATTAATTATAATTTTAATATTTATGAAAAAGTATTTATTGGGAATACAAGTAAATATGCTGCATTTGCATTGGCTTCTGATCGAAGTAGATTAGTTAGATATTTTAAAGCAGATATAAAACAAGATATTGATAGTATATTTAAAGAGAAGAAACCTAAAATTGGTCTTGCTACACAACCATTTAAAGGTGGTCAAGGTGGTATTGGACAATTTGCAGATCCTACTAAGACATTTGTTGAATACACAGATTTATGACTTTAGTTAATACAAGAGCAGCTTTTGAAAAGGCAGTTACAGATGCAGTTTTGGATGTTGATCCAACTGTAGAAATGATCTATGACAATATGGTTTATAAAACACCAGGTAAAACTAAAAAATATATTGTTATGTCAGTAGATTTTGCACAAGCAACAAATCAAACACAAGGTGCATCTCAAGATTATTACTCTGGTGTTATTCAATGTAATGTTTATGTTCCAAAAGGTAAAGGTAGTTCAGTTTTATCTGCGATAGGAGAAGCTGTTATTGATGGATTAACCTCTGTTAATGCCTCTAATTATACAGATACCTTCAATTGTTCTCCTAGAGTTGCGGATGTTTCTGGCCCGGCACCCATTAATATTGACGATTCATCACATTTTTTGGGCTTAATATCTTGTCAATTTTCTGCTAATGCTTAGTATACTAAAGTAGGTATACTAATTTTATGACTAGAGCAGTTGATCTGTTGAAAAATAACTTCGGTGTTTCTCAACTTTATAAACATGACATAATTAAAAATGGTAAAATTATTCTTTCTGTTTATTGGCATCCACTAACCATTTCAGAAAAAGAAGTTATTGTAAAACGATCAGGCAATTTAGTAGATAATTTTACAGACTATTCTTTACAAATGATGATTTTAAAGGCACTAGATAAAGATGGGAATAGATTATTTCAAGATGGTGATAAAGCCTCTTTAAAAAGAGAAATTGAATCTTCTATATTAGATGAAATACAAGCTGCAATGATAAATATGGGTGTAGAAAGGGGGGTAGATGAGGCTAAAGCCGATTTAAAAAGCGAATAGTGATTGGAAATTTATTTTTACATTAGCTAAATTACTTCATAAAACAGTAAATGAGTTATGCAATACTTTAACGCATGAAGAAATGATAGGTTGGGCTGCTTTTTTTGAGATAGAAAATGAAGAATATGAGAGGCAAAAAAAACAAGCACAAACAAATAGTGCTTTAAGAGGTAAAAGAGGTACAATTAAATAAATGCTTTGTTTTTATAAAAAGTGGCAAATTATGATGTCAATTTAAGTGTAAAAGTAAGAGCAGGACAACTTGATGCATTTAATAAAAAATTAGATCAAACAACTAGAAGAGTTGAGTTAGCTAATACAAAATTAAGAAATGCAGCAGATATTATTGGATTGAGATTACCTCCGAGTTTAAATAATTTAAATGCAGTACTTAATAAAGCCACAAGTAATTTTCAACAAGCTACAAGAGGAACAATAAGTTATGGAAGAGCATTATTTGATCTTGTAAAAGTAGAAGAAATTTTAAAAAAAGAACAATTTAAATCTGTTGTTGATTTAAATAAAGCAAGAAAAAAATTAAATAAAGAACAACGAAATGAAAGAGCAAAAGAATTAAAAGATCAAAGGACATTAGCAAGAATAGAAAAAGAACGATTGGCACTTAGAGGAAGAATTGCTCCTAATTTAATGACTTTAGGTGGTGTAACTGGTGGTATTCAAGGGCAATTTCAACAAGGAGGTATGTTTGCTGCTACTAGAGCACAAAGAGCTAGAGGTGCTGTAAGTAATGCTCTTATTGGTGGAGGTTTTCCTTTGTTATTTGGGCAAGGTGCTTTAGGTGCAGCTGGTGGTGGTATCGGTGGTGCTGTCGGTGGTGCTTTAGGAGGCCCATTTGGTTTTGGTTTATCAATTGCAGGCACTGCTATTGCGACAAGAGTTCAAGAATCTTTGGATTTCGAAAAAGCAGTTCAAAAACTTAACAAAGCTATAATTGTTACTGGTGGCAGTTCAACATTTACTTCTTCACAAATAAGAGAGTTTGCAAAGTCATTAAATATGACAAAAGAAGAAGCATTAGATGCTGTAAAATCTTTTGAACAATTTGGAGCTTCTACTCGTATTGCATTAACAAAAGCATTTGGAGATGAAGGCACATTTAATATGCTTGCAAGTTTAAAAGATAATGCTTCAATCCTTCAAAATATGGAAGAATTGTCCAAAAAATTAAGTTTTGAACAAACAAAAGTTGTTTTAGAAGTACTAAAAACACAAGGAGCTAGAGCAGCAGAAGAGAAAATTATAGATTTAGTTTTTGAAAAACAAAAAAAATTAACAACTGAGGTCAAAGAACAAGTTGGTGCGGTTGGTAGATTGAGAAAAATTAGAAAAGATCAACAAGCAGAAAGAAATGCTGATTTTGAAAAAGCAAAGCTACAAGGTCAATTAATTTTAGATTTGACAAGAGAACGCACTGAAGAATTAAGAAGACAATCAATCATTAGTGCTCCTGATGATGAACTTAAAAAACTTTTAGATCCCTTATTTCAAATTGATGCTCTTAGTAAGAGTATTGGAGATAGTTTTTCTGAGTCATTTAAAGGTATTGTCAAAGGCTCTATATCTGCTCAAGATGCTTTAAGAAATTTATTTAATAGAACAGCAGATCATTTCTTAGATATGGCTGCACAGATATTAGCTGCTCAAATAAGATCAGGTATTTTTGGTTTATTTAGTGGTATGTTTGGTGGCTATAGTATCACTGGTGGTAAATCAATAACAACTCCTTCGGGTACAAGTATAGGAAAAACAGGTTTTATGCCTTCAAATCCTGCATTTAGAGGAGCTATGGCAGATGGTGGTCCTGTCAAAGGAGGAAGTAGTTATCTTGTAGGAGAACGTGGGCCTGAGTTGTTTAGTCCAGGTGTATCGGGAATGATTACACCAAATCATGCTTTGGGTGGTTCGACTAACGTGGTAGTTAATGTGGATGCTTCCAATACAAATGCTCAAGGTGATAATGGACAAGCTGAAATGCTTGGTAAGATGTTAGCAGGAGCAGTTCAAGATGAACTACTTAGACAACAAAGACCTGGAGGCATACTTTATAGATAATGGCTACTTTTAACGACACAATAGGAGGAGGAACTACTGCGGGTGCAACAACACCAAGTTATGGTGCAAGAAAACAAAGCAATCCACGAACCACGGTAGTTCAATTAGGAGATGGTTATGAACATAGAGCAAGAATAGGATTGAATATAAATCCAAAAGTATGGACTTTGCAATGGAATGTATCTGAAGCTGACGCAGATAAAATAGAAGCTTTTTTTGAAGAAAGAGCAGTTGATGGTGCATTTTTTAACTGGACTCCACCAGCAGGAACCGCAGGTAAATGGGTTTGTCCTACATTCTCTAAATCAATACCTTACTTAAATAGAGCTACAATATCTGCAACTTTTAGAGAGGTGTTTGACGTAGGATGACTACACCAACAAATACAGTATCAGAATTACAAAAACCTAATCCGTCAGAGATTATTGAGTTGTTTGAAATACATTTAGATCAAAGATTACATTACGCTGATTGGTCTGTTAGAAGAGGTGGAGATGCAGGTACATATGATGTTGGAGATACTGTAAGTTCATCAAGTTTAATTTTTGAATCAAATACAACAAATCTCATACCACCTACTACACTTGTTTTTGAATGTACAGCAGCTACTGGCAATAAATATACTGGAACTTCTCAACCTAATTTTCCAAACACAAATGGAGCTACAGTTACAGATAACAATATTACTTGGACAGCAAAAAGAGCAGTAAAAAGATTTCATGCTGGTACTAATCTAAAAACAACATCAACATTACATGAAGCTTCTATACATTTTGGAGGAAAAGTATATGAGCCTTTTCCTGTCCAGACAGAAGGTTTTGATATGACATCAAAAGGTACATTACCAAGACCACGATTAACCATTAGTAATTTAAATCCAAGTCTTTCTAATACATTTACTGTTGCCAACGGTGGTTCTGCATTACCAAGTGGAACTATATCTGCAATGATGCTTGAGGTAAATAAAATTACAGTAGGAAATGATCTTATAGGCAGCACTTTGGTTCGTATAAGAACACTAAGAAAATTTCTTGATTCTGATAATTTCAATTCAACAAACGCAACAGCAGATGCTACTCAGAAATTTCCTGATGAAGTTTATATGATTGCTAGAAAGGTATTAGAAAATCAAGAACTTGTACAATTTGAATGCACTATGCCTAATGATGGAGCGAATGTAAGATTACCAAAACGACAAATTCTACCAAGTGAGTTCCCTGGTATTGGTGAGTTCTTTCAATGATATGGCAAGATAAAGCATTAGAACACGCAAAACAAGAAGCACCAAATGAAGCTTGTGGTCTTGTATATATGTTTAAGGGAAGAGAAAAGTACGCACCAGCAAAAAAT